GGGGTGACTACTTTTATATGGACGACCTACTGGATATGCTTACCGATAACGGTTGGGAGCGTAAAGCCGCAGAGGGAACAGTCGGCAGTCTACTGGATTCAACGGGCGCAGACGTTCAGGCTTTCGATGAAGTAGAGAACCCAGACAAAAATGATAGCCTTGAGATGCTTTATGTTGTACACCACGACCACAACTGGGGTGAATAGTAGCTTTATAGAGCCACTTTTCGAGGTGGCTTTATTAAACCAACTAACCAATAGAGAGAGAGATAACCATGACAAACTTAATAGGCGTTGAAGATATAACCAAATACAGTGACCAAGAGTTGAGGTTGCGAGTGTTAAATGACCAATACTTTTATGATCTGATGAAAAATAGAGACTGGCTATATACAGAGGTAGCAGACCAATTCATATACAGCGATCAACAGTTTGCGGAATTAGAAAAAGCCGTTGACGAAATACACGAAAGAGTCTGGCCGCAACCGATACATGTAGGCGGTGGCTTGTACGTTTCCTAGTAGCTTTAACTAATGAGCATTCGATAAGAGTGCTTATTCTTAAACCAACTAAAACCAACAGAGAGAGTATAAAAATGATAGCTAATAAATGTTATATAAGCCCCAAACTCGAAGAGCAATTCGGTTATTCAGTTTACAGAGTAGATAATGATGTAAATGGGAATCCACGTTATGTTATAAAGCATGGAGCTTTTGGAGAGACTTACAGCGAAGCAAAAAAGGTCGCCAATAGCTTAGGCTTTAAAGTTTACCGCGCAAGGTGGTTCGGTGGTGGTTTTGTCGGTTCTTCTTATAATCTTGAGAATACTATCGAGCAAATAATCGACGTTCGCAGTGAGGTGACAGCATGAAAATCGACACATTAGAAAAACTAGAGATATTAATGTTTGGCCTAAATGCTGGGCGAGGTTTGGAAATTCAAATAGAATCTGGAGCAGAAGGCGCTTTGTTCTTAGGTGACTTTGACGGTTTAGGTTTCCGTATCGATAGTGGCGGCAAAATAAAAGAGTGGATAAACACAGGTCAAGAACGCGACTTGTGGATTCTGGAAGGTTGTCTTTCTAGCTCTATAAAAGAAGCTAAAGACTGGTTTAAACACATACAAGAAATGAACGAGGTGACAGTATGAGCAACCATGAACAGTTAGGCGATCAATTACAGGCGTTTTACTTAGATTATGTTAATAACTACCTAACAGTAGCTAGAATAGCAGAGCATAACGGTTTAACGGAACACCACGCGGCCACATTGGTTGATATGGGGCGCAAAATCCACAACATCCGCGTTGATGCGTGGAACTACTGCCAAAATGAGGTGACACAATGAGAATCAGTAACAACAGACTAGCCGCAGAGAATAGAGCCAAACGCTATTTAAACAGCAAACAAGCAGAAAGGCAGAATATGGAGCGTAAAAAAATGGACAATTTCATGTGTTTCTTTTCAGGTTTGGCCATAGCATTTATTATTGGTTGCGGCTATGAAATTTATATTATGGGGGCGTTGTAATGTATACGGAAACATGCCCAGATTGCTTAGGCGTTGGCACTATTACCCATCGCAAAATGTTAAGCGTTCATATGGAGACGGTAAACTGTGGAAAGTGTAAAGGCAAAAAGGTTATTAAATACAAGACAAGCTTAGAAAGTAGGGAATATCATCGCAAAAAAAAGCAAAGCAAAAGGGTAACTACTCCGGTACGTTGGACACCACCCGAAAAAATACCAGAAGAATATACACTCTAAATCCCTGCCATTTGCCCCAATCATTGGGGCTTTTTTATGCCTGTTACTTTCCTGTTAGTATCCTGCCATTTCAGCCTTGAAGGTTTGCCGCTCTAACTCCCCATATTCTTTATGATGAGTTACGCATGTCATTGTTCGCCCTGCTCCGTAGCCTTTTCCTGCATGGTAAGCATCCGTGGCACATAATACGCCCCATTGCTCCATAATCATGCCGCCACGCTCTTCTACCGTCTTATGATGCAAGTGTGCAGTGTAACCATAGACAAACGGACATTCGCCCCATTCTTTGCGGTAATCTCTGGTCGCTACTTCGTACATCTTTTGTGCGTTGATACCGTCGCCATGATGCGTCAATATAAAAGTCTTGCCCCATACGAACGGGATGAATTTCTTTTGGTTACAGAGAACAGTTATTCGTGGCTCATTGTGAAAGTAAGCCGTCATAATTTGATTCATAAACAGGGAAGCGTTTTTATCATGATTACCCTGCACGTTTATCACGTAAACATGGGCGTGTTTTTCAAGTAATCGCGTTATCATTCTATGCATGAGTTTAGCCGCATGTTCGATAGTCCTGCCATACCTGCCATCGGTATCTTGTGGCGTTCCTGCGGTCGTGAGTCCAGAAACAGAATCGGTATGCAAAAAATCACCCATATTCAAAAACAATCCAGACTCAGCATTGGGCGATCTTTTAATCAGGGATTCAAAACTCTGTTCTAGTAGGTTTTCTGCTATGTTCACATCATAGTTATGACCAGTCTCAGTTTTATAACTGTACATACCTAAGTGGTGGTCGCCTATGGCATAGACATTTAAACGATCTTGAATACTTGTAATTGGTGCGGTGACAGGCTTGTAAACATTTTTCACGCTATCAATCAGGCCATTGGTGAAGTCTTGTAGTCGTTCCTCTAGCGCACTATCCTTGTCCCTTTCCTGCCTTACATACTGCCCTGCTAGGTTGCCGTCTTTATCGTACCGACTAGTGACAAATTTGGCACTGAAACCTTCCATCGTTTGATGGTCAACGTCCCGATGGGGAGCGACTGCATTTAATGAGGCTTTATTTTCTAGTTTCTTAAGGGATTCGCGCAAGGTAGACGGGTCGATATTCAAAGCCCTAGCCGCGCCTTTAATAGTTCCATGCTCAATTAAGGCTTTAACATTCCTTGTTTGCTTTTCAGTATCACAATATGACAACAACATTTCAGGATTAATGTGCATATTAACTCCGTTACATTCTTAAATCATCCTTAGCAATTACCATTAAACCAAAAACTGCTAAAAATATGTAGCAAGTAACCATTTGCGACCTCCTTAGTGTGTGAAGCCGCATTATACTTGCCTGTTAAGCCCTTTTGTAATGACTTTTATCTATAAGCCATATACCAAAAAGTTATTTACTCCACGTTTCTAGTCGCTCAATTTCAGCTTCTATGTAAAACTTGATTTTCTTTGCATCCCTTAACTGGTCACTATGCGAGGCAATGCCGTAACGGTAGCATGACCGGAATATCTCCCCCATTTGAGAATTCATATTCTTATAAGAGATCAGGTGTTGTAGTTCACTAGCGTCATCAGGCAATTCATAATAGCTTGCCGTACTTCCATCGCTGACATTGTCAATAGAATCGTGCGCTTCTTGCATTTCATTGTCGATAGATGATTCAAGTGCAGGCGTTGCTTTCTGCAACATTTCCCATTCTTTTTCAGTCACTTTATTTTGCATGGCTTGTCTCCTTTAATTAATAGCGCGTTTCGGCCACCACACGCGCCACATGGTCAGATTGTTACAGCCATTGCTTGCTAAAGGCAATTTTTAAAACGGTATTCATCAGAAGGGAATGTCTTCGTCTATAACAGCTTTGCTTTGTGGTGCAGATTGTGGTGCAGATTGTGCGCCATCTGTGAAAAACACCTTAACATTACCCAAGATTGGAGTCTGTACACCCTGCTCGCGCTCTTCTTTGTCCACACTTTGGCTGATAAAACCGTTGTTTTCGTACTGATCTTGCTGATCTGTGTCTACAAACGTAGTTAGATCAAGGTAAGTACCCTTTGCCCCTGCATACAGGCGAGCTTTGTCGATCTTTGTAACGTCAATTCGTACTGATAAACCTATTTTCATGCTAATTTCTCCGTTTCGTTGATAATAATTGTAACAGCTTTGTCTATTTCAGCCGCTAGTTTTTCAATATACTCTTCATCGCGCTCAACCCTGATTATTAAGTGATGGGGCTTTTTGTCAGAATACGCCATTAAATCCCACCACTTAGCTCCAGTAATCATCATACAGCCCATGACTTGTTGCTTGTACTTAGTAACAAAGGACTTATTGTCTCTATGATAGCCTACCATGTTAGCAGGACACTTCACCTCTAGTCCACCTTCAAAAATTCCATCATTGTCTTTAATAAGACCATCCGGTGAACACCCAAACTCTTCAGAATCGTCTAGGATAAAACCGTATTCTGTTACTTTTTGGTCAGTTAAAAATTCATAATATTCACGCGCTTCAGGCTCTAGCCTTGTTCCCCTTTCCATATGCTCATTAACGTATACAGGAGCGCGAACACCATTTAATCTTTCATCCACCAACTCATCAATATACTTACTAGCAGAAGTGCTTGGCTTTCCTGTAGATGTTATCAGCTTGTTAAACATGGAAGCGGATGGTCTGCCCAATCTAGCGGCAAACCACTCGTCACTTCCCTGCTCATGGTCTAAGATAATCACTTGTTAGCCTTTGCCTTTAGCGCACTAACTGCCTTAGAGTAGTGAACCGCTAACATTAAATCGACAGAGGTAGTTTTGAAATGCTGTAAAAATACTTTAACATCTACACCATGATCCGCTAGTAGTCCCTTAATCTCTTCAGCCTGATCTGCCGACACTACAGCGGTTTTGCTCTGATTATTGCGTATCATTGCCGACTCTGCATCGTCATCTGCCGTTGGAATCCCTGCAATAGACTGCAAAGCATACCGTCTTGCGTAAGTTATTGCGCTTCCTGCCGATTGTGGATCAGCTTTAGTAGTGGGTAGCGTATAAGAATGCTCTAAATATTCACCAGATTCGTGCATCAGCATAGTTACTACGCCTATCCTACCCTCGTCATTAGTTGGGAATTGCGTGTAAGAAAGCCCATTGTTTGCAAAAGGCTCTTTAATTGCCTTAATTACAGACGTTAAATCGGCATAATCAGATTTAAAGAATGGGTTTTTACTCTCTTTAACCGCACCGCCCATCTCTTCCTGCGCTTTACATAAAGCAGAAGCTAGATTTTTAATTGATTCACTTGATTTCATATTAATATCTCCTTTGATTGGTTCTGCTCTAACACATATCGTGCGCCATAGCCTATGTAGTATGCGTCTGACTCGTCCTCTTTAACAGTTTCCCCACGTTGGCAGTCATAGTTGCCGCGGTCAATGTCATTTAAAAACTCAATATCGCTTCTCATTTGCTACCCCACATTTCTTGCCAACGGTTTAGAATTGCTTGCACTTGTCTTTCTTTTTTATCGTAAGCTAACTTATCTTCCATCGTAAACTCTTGGGTATAAGAGATAGATGGTTGCTGATAAAATTCTGTATCGTCAGGGTCGCGATTAGTCAGCCTACTCATAAAGTTACTAAAAATTTCCGCGTCCTCTGGACACTGTATTGGGTGATCTTTCATTTTATTATCCTCTGTTGTTGTGAGTCTATTCTATAACTATTATTAATGTGCTGTCAAATGCTTGTTGACTATTTATCTAAATTAAATTAAAGTTCACTCTCACTTAAAAGGAAATCACTATGGACATTAAAAAATCAATTGAACATTTCATGTATGAACTGCGACTAAACCAGAATCAGCTTGCTATTAAAGCAGGGATGGACATTTCAACTTTAAGTTTAATAAGAAATCAGCTTAGATCACCATCTTTAGCCACATTAAATAAACTTGCTACCGCGTGTGAAGTTAAAGTAAGCGAATTTATTGCGGTTGGTGAGTAATGAATAAAGGATACTACGCAATTATTCCTGCTGATGTACGTTATGACGTACGTTTAACGCCTAATGCCAAACTTTTGTATGGTGAGATTACTGCTTTATGCAATGAGAAAGGGTTTTGTTGGGCAATGAATGGTTACTTCGCAGAATTGTACTCAGTAAGCAAGGTGTCAGTGAGTAAATGGGTCGGTAGCTTGCGTGATTGTGGGTATATAGAGTGCGAAGTGCAGTACAAAGAAGGCACTAAACAGATAACTAATCGCTACATAAGACTAGCCACCCCTATTAAAGAAATCTTGGGTACCCCCATAAAGAAATCTTTAATACCCTCACAAAGAAAAGTTAAAGACCCTATTAAAGAAAAGTTTAAAGATAATACTACAGTTAATAATACAGTTAATAATACAATTAATATGGGGGAAACAAGTTCCCCAAAAAAAGAAATCAAACCTAAAGGTAAGCATTTTGTTGAGCCTACACTGGATGATGTTATTGATTACTGCAATTTAAATTCGTATCAGTGTGAACCTAAAGCCTTTGTTGACCACCATTCAGCAAGAGGTTGGGTCTTAAGCAATGGAAAGAAAATGGTCAAGTGGCAGTCAGCGCTGTCAACTTGGGAGCGTAATCACAAAAAATATGAGGCAAAAAATGGACTTAAACAAAATAACGTCAATAAAAGATCTGAATACGCTAGTAACATCAGGGACTACAACAAGGCAATGCGCGACTTTTAGTGATAATGACAAAGATACGATAAATTATTTTTTTATGCGATTACAAAATGTTTACGGAACTGTAAAGATTCAAACCCAATGGCCTGATGTTGAAGATTTAAAAATGGCAAGGCGAGAATTTGGAAAGGTTATTGCTAAATTTGACAGGGAAAAGATTGATAATGCTTTTGATCTGGTACACAAAGAAAGAAGATCAGGTAACAAGCGTTTTGATTGGCCTGACATTGACGCTATTATTGGCTTGTTAACCAATGAAGGGGTGTTTACTGGGTCTGCTGGCATGTTGGCGCACAAGATATATGAGCCAGAAAATTTGTTAGCGCATGGAACGAAGCAAGAGAGAAAGGAAATAGCTTTAGACGAGCTATCAAAATTAAAAGATATGTTTAAATAAGGAAATACAAAATGACAAGTGATAGAAGAACAATATTAATTGAGTACAGAGGCAC